GCTGTGTAGCCGTAACCACCGCAGTAGAGGATGACGGGTAAATGATCTTAGTTTGCTCAATGGTTTCTGCTGGCGGAAGCGTACCCGCTTGGCAATGACCCCAAACTGTAGCCATTTTCTTAATGAGGTCATCTTTTTCCTGATCTGAAATAAAGAACTCGAATGTATGAAACTCTTGACCACCAAATAAAACAGCCAAAAAGATCCGATTAACATTGTGGCAAGCAGCTTCGTGGACAAGTTGTGCGTAATCAGCATCAGGAATCCGATTGGTATCGGGATCAAACTTAGAACGAACTGCTGCGTTGTAGTTTTTAGCTTCAACAAGCACGCCACCATCAGCACTAATGAAATCAAAATGAGATTTAAACCAAGTATGCTTTGAATGGGTAATCGAATAATCAGCATCTTTTAACTCCATCTTTAAACGATCTTGAGCCAGCTTTCCAATCAAGGGTTGCATAACATGACCCATCTGTACCGCTTCCACGCCTGAGAGGTCTTTTAAATCTTTCTTACCTTGCTTCTCTAGGATCACATCTACCATCTTGCCATTAGCGACCTTACGACTGTCACCTGACCAGATAGCTGACCTTCTTACTTCAGGCGCAAAATCTGCTTGATCGTTCATACCACCTCCATAATGGTTTTAACAATCTCTTTCCAACTGTCGATCTCATCTTCCAGATCTTCTAACTCTTGACCTAACTTGCCTGTTTTGTTTTGCTCTTGCTTTAACTCATCTAGCATCTGAGCTATGAGGTCATCTTGCCTTGCGACTAGGTTTTTAAGACGATCCACCTCTTTTTTGGTGTAAGCATCATTGATCTTCTTATCAACTGCCTTTACTGGGAAAGGTGTCTTAGGTTTGTTTTTACTGCCGATTGTGCGTGCCATGCTTATCTCCCAAATGGAATAGCGGATAGATCGTCAAGATCTTCTGTTTCAACAAAAGCAAACCACTTCGCATCTTCCCCGCATCCGCTTATGGGCAAGTTACGGCTGTTGTCTGCTGTCATTTTCTTTTGAAGTCCCGTCACCATATCGTGAGGGCGTTGGGGTGACAAGCACTGTAAAGTGTCTTGGTCTAGGTGTTTGCAGTTAACGCAATATTCCATGATTATTCCTTATTAAATAGTTAGGGTTTCAGTTACTACAGATAGAACATTACTACATTACTACGATTAGTGCAATTTATTTGTTAGGTGTTGTTTTTTCCTCCTTTTCTGTTATGACATCGCCTTGGGGATTGATGTAATAAGGCGTGCCAGTTTCCGTTGCTCTAATCCATTCTCTATACTGGGCTGCTTGGTTCATCTCTTGCCATTTCTGCGCATCTTTATCTGCTTTATTCATATTAGCTCCATGCTTGGTTGTTGTAATCGCTCATCTTGTAATTTCTTGTAATCAGGGTTTAACTCGCATCCTAAATACTTTCTGCCTAATGCTTGTGCTACTACTCCAGTTGTGCCACTACCCATAAATGGATCAAAAACAATATCCCCTACTTTGCTACCCGCTAAAATCATAGGCTCTATCAATTTTGTTGAAAAGGTAGCAAAATGTGCGCCTTTGTAAGATGATGTGTTCACTGTCCATACAGAACGCTTATTAGCCATTTCATAGCTTTTAGTTAATCCTGTATGGGGATTTAATCCTGTACCTTCATTGTGATACTTGCCTTCTGATCTGTCCCTTGTTCCCCAATCTTCTTTTACGGGTTCTTTAATGGCTTCGTGATTAAAGTAATATCGTTGTTTTTTAGTTAACAAAAAAATGTACTCGTGACTTTTAGTGCATCTATCCCTGACTGATTCAGGCATAGGGTTAGGTTTATGCCAAATGATGTCCTGCCTTAAATTCCACCCAAAATCTTGTAATGCTATGGCTACTCTCCAAGGTATTCCCAATAGGTTTTTAGGTCTAAATCCCTCTACTTTCCAAGTGCTAAACACCTCACCCGTAATAGATCCCTTATTACCTTGTTGAATACCGCCTTCTTCACCTCCCCCTCTACCCCCTGCTGAATAGCTATCTCCAAGGTTTAACCATAAAGTGCCATCATCTTCTAATATGTCCCAAACATGACTAAACACCTCTACCATATTGGCTACATATTGTTGTGGAGTTTCCTCTAATCCTAATTGTTTATCCTCTCTTATAGCTCCGCACTTAGGGCATATTGATTTATAAATAGCATCTCCAACAGTCAAATCTTTATTGGCATGACCTGTAATAGTCTTATCTGAGTATTTACTATCTCTTTTATGAGAGCAGGTGCTATCACCTCCCACCCATGTACCTGTGCCGTAATCCCTTAAACCATAGTAAGGTGGACTGGTAATACAGGTCTGCACTTTGACACCCTCTGAAGCCCATCGCTTCATTGTGGTTCTACAATCCCCAAATTCTATTTTATTCATTTTGTTGCACTCCTTTAAAAAGTATGATCTAATCCGATTAAGTTTGTTTTAGTGGTGGTTTTGTGGCTGTCATCGGCTGGTTACCTTTGACAATTCAAAGCCTCCTGTACAAAATCACCTCTAAAGCAAACTACACGGGGGCATTACCCACCCCTCCCGCTTGGTGTAGCGCCATAGGGAATAAACAAGGCAGCTTGTATCTGGAGGACCTTTACAGGATCGCACCTCTTTAGTTAAGTGCCAAAGATAAACGATAGCTACTCTCAATTTTGAGATTGACCGCCCTAAGCGGGTTAGGTGCTTATTCTCTCGGGGTTCATGGGGTTTTGGGGTTCTCACAATGCTAAGAGTAACCAAACCATTAGCAAACCACCGACAACGCTAAAACAGTCAATTAACTGATCTTTACTTATCAGCCCTTGCGCACGCATGGGGAAAGATTTTCTCTTTATAAAGATTAGGCGCTCTTTTGAATAAATATCAATATTTCTCATAAATACCTCGAAAATTAGTTAGGTTAGTAAGATAAAACTATAAAATACCTTTAAAACACTTTAAAACAAGCGCCAAGGCGATAAATAAGGGTAAGTGATACCTAAGTACCACTAAACCCTTTAATCGCTCTACAGCGTGATATTTGCTTTATGACAGTATCGCCACGAATTAAACGATAACGCCTGAAACCCTTGTTTAGCAGCTCTATAGCAATATGATCTATACAGCTCATCAAGTGTAAAAAACTGGCGATTGAACTCACAATCTGCTAAACCATGTTTTTGCATCTCTTGAAGTAAGCTCATGCTGTTAGATCCTCCCCTAGAATATTCTGTTCCATAAATACAGCATATGGGTCACATTTTGGAAATTGCTCTTTAAATATCTGAATAGCATCAAATTGATTTTCTGCTAAAAATGTTTCGTATTGATAACATCCATCCAAATTTAAAAATTCGATCATGTAATTATTCATAAATCCTCCGATTAGTTAGGTTTTGACTGTCTAATGACAATCCAGTAAGCGCCTATCACTAAGCGCTTACTAGGTATCACTGTTTAAGCTGCTGCTTGGTTAGTCAGTGCATCTAGATTGTTTATATAATCGGCTGCCTTTTGTGCCAGTGCTGCAGCGTTAAATATTGCTTTATTGTCATTCTTAAGGCATTGCAACCAATTGCCGATGTAGTCAGCGTGCTGTAGCTCCCCTTCAATACCATAATCAGCGCATAAAAATGCCGCTCCCATTTCCGCTACTAATTCCTCAAAAGCGTAAGCACTATCAGCAAACCGTTTTCCCTTAGTACGATCTAAACGATGCTCAGCGCCTGACCAGTGAGTTAACTCATGCAATACAGTGGCATAGTAATGGCTCTCGCTCAAAAATGTAGAGCGCTCTGGAATAGTAATACTGTCACTAGATGGTCTATAAAATGCCCTACCTCCCCCATGCGAGATCTGAGCGCCAGTCTTAATAATGCGATCATCTAAGGCGGGTACTGGATTAAAGGTAGAGATAATAGGATCAGGCTTGCTGATCTCTAAACCGTCAATTTGATCTGAATTGAAAACATAGTAAGACTTAAGCAAGGCATAAGTAGAATTCTCAGGGTTAGGATCAGTTGGTTTAATCTCAGTCTTATTGATCTGAGAATAAAATACTACTTGCGTCCCCTTCTCACCCTTGCGTACATTCCCGCCCATTGCCTCCCATTGCTTGAATGATCCCCAAATAGGTGAGCTATATCCACTCATACCTAGGATTAAACGGTTTACGCCTGAATATTCTTTTTTAGATACGATATTGCGATCCGCTCCGCCAGCTTGACCAGATTTCCAAGGCTTGATCCAAGGTGCTATTCCTGCCTCAAGTTGAGAGATGATTTTATTAGTAACGCTGTCATATACGCTGATACGGTTTACTTGTGCTGTAGTCATGGTAGATCCTCTTAGTAGTTAGGTTGTAATACATCTATGATAATAATGATAATAATGGTAATAACCTAATGATATTTTTCTATCGTTGTTTAATTTCCAATAGTCTGATACTATGGCGCATAGTCTATCTTCTATAATCTATAGGTCTATAGTCTATTTTCTATACTTCATAGGATTCTATAGTTTCTATATATATAGTAATTATGTAAGTTAGTAACTAGATATATAGATAAGAGATTGGGTATGCCGAAGCCTGGAAAGGTAATCAACTCCCCGCACTCTGTCCCCTTTAATATTTCATATGGGGTTGCGTAGCTTAACCATTACCACAGATAGATTGCATAGTATGGCTAGTCTAATTGGGATCGGGATAGATTAAACGATTGCACGCTTACTGTTTGCCCTTTGAGTTGGGCATGAGTACGGTGAGGTGTGCACCCCCTTCCGAGTCCACCCCAAAAAAAATTACAGTTTATTGAGCGTTGTTGTGTTGTCGGTTAAGTTCACGATCTGGTCTGAACAATAGAACTTACGACTTAACACCTTATCTTTATTGAAGATATTGAAGGTTGTCCACATTGGACCTGTGGCTACACCTTCTATGTGTTTACAGCCATTGGACAGAACTCCGATGTCAGTGACCGTAAAATGGTGTTCTAAAGTGCATGGAACAAGCCCTGTAGGGTAGGTTGTAATGACTTTATAGCCCTTATTTGCTAAATCCCGTACCCGTTTGTTAAAGAACTCTGGGGTGTAATCCCGAAGCTGGTTGCTTTGAGGGGGAGAATTGATGATGAGGTAATCAAACTCATAGCGAGTAGGGGCGTTTAAAGCGGGGTACTCAAAGAGTAGATCTTCCCTGCAAGCTATAGGGGAGGGTAATTCAAGGAGGTTAGATAGGTGATCGAACCATTCCAGATGAAAGTTAACCCAATCATGCTGTAGGGGATGGTTGTAAAAGTAGTTATCCCTACCAATCCAAGCGTTTACTGTGCCAGGCGGAATACTTAACCCTTGCAAGCTAATAGGAAGGTCCTCAAGCAACGGGGTTAGTTGACTGTGGTGCATTGGATTACAGTGGTGGGTGAACTCTAGGTCGGGGTTCTCCTTGCAAACCCGCCTTAAGTAATTAAGATGAACTAGGTTATCCCCTAGATGATATTCATTGTATGTGTGTATCATGGTAGTGTATGATGAGTGAAGTTATAAGGAGAATACTACATGAATATTGTTGTTGAAAAAAATATTCCCATACCCCCTGAGAAAAAGCGCAATGTGTACCCATATAAAGCTATGGAGATCGGTGAAAGTTTCTTCATACCAACGGGGAAGATTCAAATTGTCTGTAATGCCAATTACCGTACAGGCAAGCAGTTAAATAAGAAGTTTATCGCTAGAAAAGACAAAGAAGGAGTGAGAGTATGGAGAACGGAATAAAAGATGCGGTGTCTGTCCAACAGTACATCGAGAAAGCTGGCGATCTAGCCAAAAAGCAATATATGCAACAGATGTGGGAGCTAAACAAAGAAAAGCTATTCCATGAGCTAATGCGGGTTCATGCCAAGTCCTCAGAGCTATTGATGGCTGCGGAAGAAGAAATCAAATACCTCAAATCATTGTTAGATGGTCCAGAGGATGGGGATGCAAGACACTGAGCGTTTAGCTAAAGAGCGCCTGATGTTCAAGACCGAGATGATGAGGGCGCTTTCTTGCAAGACCAAGAAGCAGAAAATCGCCTTGGCAAGCGAGTGGAAGGAACGGTTTAGTGCAATGACCTATGCAAGCCTGATAGACCTTGCTAAGAACCATACAGCCCGTTTAAAGGTGGCTTATTGGGACTTACCTAACTTTGAAACAAAGAGATTGGATAAACACAATTGAAAACTTGTGCCGTAGTAACCGTAACCAATGGCAAGCGCCCAACAGAGTTAGCAAATTGCATTAAATCTATTGCAAGGCAACAAGGGATAACCCCTACGCATTACATTTTGTGTGACGGGGACTTTAATACCTTTGTTGAACTTAGAAGGCTTTACGCCAATGGTTGCGTAAAGATCTGCTACTGGGATGGCAAGATCGGTGGCAATGGGTATGCGGGGCAACGCTGGCTCGCTGCTGCACCCCAATTGATTACCGAGGATGTTATTTTCTTTTGTAATGATGATGATTGGTATTCTCCTGACCATGTAAAAAGTATCATGGATAAGATTGATGAGGGCTATGATTGGGCTTATAGCCTTAGATCAGTTCACGATAAGGAGGGCAACTTTTTGTTTGATGACAACTGCGAAGCCCTTGGAGAGCTACACGATACTTGGAATATCCCTGGTCATCGCTTTGTAGATTGGTGTATGTGGGGCATGAAAACCGAATACCTCAAACAACTGGCTATTTTGCTAAACCGCCCTGATCCTACGGTAGATCGCCAGTTCTATCAGGCAGCTACTCGTATTGTTCCTAAGTTTGCCTCCACAAATAAGCACACCTTTCATTTTAGGATGGGTGGGAGCTGTGGAGTACAGCCTGAGTTTTTTATTGAAGGCAACAAGCGCATTTTGGAAAAGTTTGACGGTAAATTGCCTTGGATCACTACATGAGCAACTTTAACCTCAAGCATTTCTATCATTTTTGTAATCAGCTCAAAATTGAAACAAAAGAGCAAGGCTTACGCAAGCTCGATAACCTCATGGGTTCTCAAACCTATGTAATGAACGAAATGGCTAAAGGATTGGCAGAAGGTGTCCATTTCTTTGTCATTCTGAAAGGAAGGCAACTTGGAATCACCACAATCTCCCTCGCACTTGACCTTTATTGGCACTTCACCCACCCAGGGTTGCAAGGAACGCTCACAACAGACACCGAAGAAAATCGAGATA